TTTTAATGCTGTAACAATATCTGGGGATAAAACAGGAGGTGGAAGTTTATGGACGACAGCCCACAATAGAGAATTATTTGTAGTTGTTAACGCTGACAATAATAATATAGCTACTATTCCAGTAGAACAGACGTATAGTCAAGATACAGCACCTACTACTTTTTTGGCAGGATATGGTGGCTGGTTTGATACAGCTAACAATATAGTGAAATATACAATAGATGGTGGAACAACTTGGAGAGTTTGTTCTTTACCTATTTGCATTGGTAGACCAGGCGAAACAAATGTAGGTTGGAATGGATATTTAGACCAAGTATTTAATGGGTTTGGTTATATAGGCTCTACTGTATTTGCACTTCCAGGTGTTAAAGGTTTAATTCCTAATGGTAGAAATACTGACGGTAGCTTAAAGAATAAAGAGTATGTTACAAGTACGGTTGTCACTAGAACTTTTACTACACAAACCTATGAAAGCTGTATTGGATTTAGAGGTATTGGTTTTGGAACAAGTAATATAATTGATACATCTTACAATGAAAAAGAAAACTTTGTGTATACAGGTGTAAACAAATGGGATTGTGGTTTAATAGGAACTTGTACATTAACGAGTGGTAAAATTTCCAATTGGAATCCTAAAACAGCCTTTCACGCAGTAGATTATAACGACTTCTCAGACTTGAAAGATGATGTAGAAGCTAACACTAATACTTTAGGGTATAAGCAAGATGAAGCCACTGCTGTCAACTATGACAACATCACTAACTGCATTACAGAAATTCCACAAGACATTAAGTTAGAGATAAACTCAAATGGGATAGCTGTATTAAAGGCAGGTAGTAAAGTTTATGTACCTAATGGATTTACAGGAACGACACCTAAGTTTGATGTGGTTGTGGTAGGGATTGATACAGAATTACCAACAAATTGGCAAGTTGGTTCTTCTACAACTGGCTTTATATATTGGAGAGCAAATGAAAGTACTCAATATTACATTCCACTAGATAGATGTACTTCTGGAACAACTGTTCCAACAGCAACTAACACTCAGGTTTGGTATGACACCACAAATAATTTAATTAAACGTTATTATAATGGTTCATTAGATAATTCAGACTTATCCTTACCTATTGCTATCGTTACTGTTACTTCTTCTGGCACTATTACCTCCATAGACCAAGTCTTTAATGGTTTTGGTTACATGGGTAATACAATATATATGTTACCTGGTGTTAAAGGATTGCTTGCAAATGGATTTAATGAAGATGGAAGTTTAAAAAATTACACTTGGACTAATAGTAGTGTAAAAATTAAAAACATTAAATCATCAGAGAAAGACCATAAATACATAACAACAAATTTTGTTGCAAGTATAATTGGTACTATTTACGACCAAATTTCAAGTGATACACAACCAACAGTACCAACTACTTCTTTCTGGTATATTCCTAAAGATAATTTAAATGCTAGAGTTCTTTCTGATGGAACGGCAAATATTCCATATACTGAAACAGCCATAGGAAGAATATCTTTAGATAGTACAGGAAAAGTATTATCTCTTACTCCTAATACAGTTTTTCATGCTGTAGATTATAATGATGTATACATAAAAACAGATGTCGATAATAAATTAGCTACTAAAGCTAATACAGATATGGATAATCTCACAAATACAGGACAAAATATTGCTAACTGGTCTAGTAACGTTACAAACTGCATAACAGAGATACCTCAGAATATAAAACTAGAGATAAACTCAAATGGGAAAGCTGTATTAAAGGCAGGGAGTAAGGTTTATGTACCGAATGGATTTACAGGAACAACACCCAAGTTTGATGTTTTCACGGTTGATAGAGATGTTACTTATAATTTTCAATCATCACAAAATGGAAAATATTTACTAGCAAATCATAACAATGGACAAAATGCTGGTTGGTCTAAAGCTAACCTAGCGGGGAGTGGAACGAGTACAGAATCAAATGCTTCATTTTATTATAGAACAGATGATAATAAAGTATATTATCTCAATGATTCTTCAGGTAGTATTTACACACTTCCTTTGGCTATTGTAAATTTAACAAATGGTGTTGCAACCATCGACCAAGTATTTAATGGCTTTGGCTACATTGGCTCAACGGTATTTGCTTTACCTGGTGTTAAAGGCTTAATTCCTAATGGTAGAAACACAGATGGTACACTGAAGAATATTGAAATAAGTTTTTCAAAAGTTGTAACGCTGACAAATAATGTTGTATATTCTGGAGATATAGCTATAACTTTGGATTATTTTGATTTGGCACAAGGTAATATATATAATGAAAAAGATAATAGAAATTATCTTTCTGATGGTGTAACACCATTTAATAGGTGTATTGCGGGAAAATTTGTTAAGGGAACAAACGGTGTCATCACTTCTCTTACTCCTAAAACAGCCTTTCGCGCTCTTGACTACAACGACAGCTCTACAATATCAGGTTGGTCTATGCCATCAAGTAGGTATATAGACTTAACACTCGGTGCTACTGGTAGTACTTATACAGCTCCTGCTAATGGGTGGGTACTTGTTGGAAAACAAACAAACGGAACTAGCTTACAAAATATTTATATAAAAATCAATGGATTTCCCTGTGGAATATGTTGGACAAGTGGTGGTTATAATGCTTTTGTATATGCTCCAGTTTGTAAAGGACAAATTTTCGGTGTTAATTATACAGCTGGTGGAGAAACACAAGTATTTAGGTTCGTTTATGCAGTAGGTGAAGGAGAACAATAATGTATAAAGCAATTAAAGACAACAAAATCATCGCAATTAATGAAACAGGCGAATTTCCTTGCCTTATTTACGATGAAGTTACTGAAGATACAGAACATCAGGTGTCAGATTATAAGCATTATGATGGTGAGTTTACACTTCACAATATCGAGAAAGATAATGAGGAAATGAAACAAGCTCGTGCCAATGCTTATGCTGTTGAGGTTGACCCATTAATGTCTGAGTATAATCGTAAAAAGACCTTCAATCTGTTTGAAGAAGGCGAGGAAGAATCCTTAAAACAAGCTATTCAAGACAAAGTAGCTGAGATTAAAGAGAGATTTCCTTACACAATAGAAGAATAACTTTTTTCAAAAACATCTTGACAACAATGTTTTTTTGTGTTACATTGATAATGGTTTAGGGGAACACCATTATCGGTCACAGTTTTAAATTCTACCATTTAAACACCAAGAATCGGTAATGCTTTCAAAGGTTATCTTATCCTAATAAGGTTGAGGTAGCAGCTTTATTTGTTAGGAATAATCATCTAACCAGCCCCATAGAAGGGGTAGAGATAAAGTGTTCACAACAATCATTAACATTTAACTTTTGGAGAAATTATAATGGGAATCTTCGCAGGTGTAACTATTTTAGTAGCATTATCTGTAATTTTTGGTCTCTGGATTCTTTCATTGAGACGTGTTGTTCCAACCAATCAAGTTCATATTATTCAGAAAGGTTCTGAGACTATTTCTTATGGTAAAGGGTCTAAGGAATCAAGAGGTAACGTTTATTATGAATTTCCTTCTTGGATGCCAAAAATTGGTGTAACTGTAACTGTATTACCAGTTTCAGTATTTGATGTATCATTAGTTGCTTATGAAGCATATGATATTGGTCGTTTACCATTCTTAGTTGATATTAAAGCATTCTTCCGTATTTGTGATTCTAATACAGCTGCTGCTCGTATTCATTCTTTCCAAGAATTGAAAGAACAAATTACTGATATTGTTCGTGGTGCTGTTCGTTCAATCATGGCTAATGCTGAATTAGAGAAAATCATGGGTGAACGTGCTCAATACGGTGAACAATTTACAAATATGGTTAGAGACCAATTATTGAATTGGGGTGTTGAACCAGTTAAAAATATTGAGTTAATGGATGTTCGTGATTCTAAAGATTCTGATGTTATTGCTAACATTATGGCTAAGAAATCTTCTGAAATTGAGATGCAATCAAGAACAGAAGTTGCTCAAAACTTAAAGAAAGCAAAAGAAGCAGAAATTTTAGCTAAACAAGCTGTTGATTTACAACAAGAAGCTGCTAACCAAGCAGTTGGTATGAAAAAGGCAAATGTTCAACAAGAAGTTGGTGTTGCTACTGAAAAGGCAAATCAAACAGTTAAAGAACAAGCTAAACTTACAGCTGAAAAAGAAATGGAAGTATTGAAGGTCAATGAAATCCGTAAGGCTGAAATTGAAAGAGATGCTAACATTATTAGAGCTGAACAAGATAAGGCTGTAACTGTTAAAAATGCTGAAGCATCAAAAGCTCGTATTGAACTTAATGCTGAAGCTGATAAGAAACAAGTTGAATTAAAAGCTGAAGCAGATTTAGCTAAAGGCTTAAAAGAAGCAGAAGCTATTGAAGCAAAAGGTAAAGCAGAAGCTGAAGCAAAACGTTTAATGGAATTAGCTCCAGTAAATGCTCAAATTGAACTTGCTAAAGAAATTGGTGAAAACCAAGGTTATCAAAATTACTTAGTTGCTTTGGAACAAATTAAAGCATTATGTGAAGTTGGTATTGAACAAGCCAAAAACTTGGGTAAAGCAAACATTAAGATTAATGCTATGTCAAATGATGTTCCAAGTGGTGTAAATAAAATTTCTGATGTATTCTCACCTCAAGGTGGATTGAACTTAGCAGGAGCTTTAGAAACATTTTCTCAAAGCCCATTAGGAACAAAAGTTCTTGAAAAATTTGGTGTTAAAACATCAGATGGAGAAACATTAAAGAAAGATACATTAGCAAAAGCAATGGAAAATCTTTCTCGTAAAGAATAAAAAAAGAGGGCGAAAGCCCTCTTTTTTTAACCAATTCTTACCCATAATCTAGCATATTGAGAAGCATTAGATGCTCCAGGAATACCACTATTGAAAACAGAATAAGCTCCCACAGCATAATACCAAGAACCTCCATCACAACCATCTAAAAACGTTTCACTTCCAGATGATTTAGCTAAACCATGCCAATTATTAGCAGTAGAACCAATATGTAATCCAATATAGTTATAAACAGTTTCAGATTGACTATCAATAGGGTTATTAGATTGTTTCCAATGTTGTTCACAATCACTAAATTGTAAAAGCATCTCATAATACCCAGCATATTTAAACCATTCCATCCAACCTAATCTTGAAAATAAAGCTGAATTATCATTATACATAACATTAGATGCTGTGAATACATTAGCTCCATTATTTGAAGTATGATTAAATATCTTCATCCAAACACAACCTGGTGTTGGGCCGTATGACCTAACTATTTCAACACCAAATTTAGAATACATCCAATCGTATATGGTTGCATTAGGAGTTTTCGTAGCAACATTCCAACCACATTGACATTTAGTTATAAAATCCATTTGAACTTGAAGAGTATCAATATTGGTTTGTAATGTTGTATCTCCAGATTGTCTGTCAAGTATTTCTTGATTAACTTTAGCAGAAAGACCATCTTCAACACAATAAAATTGACCTTCAACAGGAGTTATTGTTGAATACTTGTTTTCGCTCATTTGGTTAAAAACAAGTTGATTAACATTGGTTTGTGAACTCATTTCATAAATACCTTTGGTAAAATTCTCTTCAAGGAATATTTAATAAATATTCCTTGAACTTTTCATTTCTTCCAAAAGTTAATAAAAAAGAGGGCTTTCGCCCTCTTTTTATTCAATTATTTGTTCTCTTAATTCTCTTATCTTTTTGGCAGTTTCTTGGAACCAAGTTTTAATTTCTTCCCATTCTTCATCTGTATATTCGCCACGAATATATTTTAATTGCTTATAATCATTCTCATTAAGTTGTCTTTGTAATTCATCAATTTGTTGTTGAATTAACATATTATGCATATCTTTATCTTTTTGAGCCTTTTCTTCAGGTGTTAAAGCGTTGTAACGAATTAATTCAGCATCAACAGGAGTTCTTGTTGTATAACGTTCATTCCAATCATCAATTAAATAACCATTAGAATTACACCATTGAGCAACTTCTCTAAAAATAATTTCATATTCTCTAGCAGTATGGTCTTCATCACCATTAAAATAAGCATTTTTTGAAATATCGAAATCTTTCGGGTCAATATTTAGTTTTATTAATTCTGGTTGACCATATTCTTTATCATAATCGTTAAATTCAGCTAATTTTGTCATTATAATTCTCCTAATATTTGATAGTAATATTTACCAAATATTTGGCAGTATTTAACGAATTAACATTTAATTAATGGTTATATTTTAAATACCAAAGTTATGAAGTATTTCCTTAATATTTTGTTGAAAGTATTTATAATAAATATTTGTAACAAACATTTGTCATTAAAGGTTATTGATGTCTTTATATATTGGTAATAGTAAAGTAGCAGATACGGCTTCTTATGGTTTATGGTTTAGTGATTCGAAAATTAAAGAAGCATACTTAGGTTCGCAATTAGTATATAAATATAAACCATATGCTCCTTCTACAGTTTTATTTGAAAAAGCTACTGCTGGAACATATACATTAAATGTAATTGGAAGAGTTAAAGTAAGTGTTATTATGGTAGGAGCTGGAGGTGGTGGTGGTTCATCACACTTTATGGTTTGGGAACGTGGTCGTAATGGTGGTCAAGGTTCAATGATTTCTGGAAACATTTATCTTAATGCCGGAAGTTATTCAATAACAGTTGGAGCAGCAGGAATTGGTCATAGAAAATCAGATGGTAGTGGTTCAGGAGCCGGTACTGCCGGTGGTAGTACAACTTTTTTAGGAAATACTGCTGGTGGTGGAAGTGGTTCTGAAGCTCATACTGGTTATTATGATGGCGGTTGGGAACGTGGTGGAGACGGTGGTAAAGCAACCGTTGTAACAAGTGGTTTAACAGGAAGTAACGGAGCAAATACATCAACTGCTTCTAAATATGGTTCATATGGTGGTGGTGGAGTTGGAAACTCTTCAACTGCTGGAAATGGTCAAGTAGGTTATTGTAAAATTACTGCTATTGGTTATTAATTATAATTGAAGTTCATTAACAGTTGAAGTGTCATCTTATATATTGCTTAATTAATACCTATAAGCATATATAAATCTTGCTATAAAATCTGCTCCGCCAGCATTTCCCCTAATAATTACAGTTTGACCTTTTCTTACAGGTAAAAATAAATTAGCCATTTGTCCAGAATTTGCCCAGACTTCATAATGAGTATATAAAGTATCATCATATGCTCCTACATATTGGGAATCTGTACAGCGTTTTGTAACAAAAAGATAACCATTATCTGGAGCAGTATAACTATGAGCAGTATTATCAATTGGTACAATAGAAGATATATCAATATAATTATCAGAAGGAATCATTGAATATCTTTTAACTAAATCAATATCAGCTTTATCATTAAGAGCTTCACTTGTTATTCCAACAGTTTGTTCAATAGCCGATTTTGTAAAATGACCAACAAAGAAATATAGATACATTTGTGTAGCAGGTGGTTGAACTGTATCTGAATTGCCATAGATTGAATTTGAGCCTGAAGCATCAAAATAAACTTGGTCAGCACCACTATTACTACCATTAGCAGCAGCATTAACTTTTGCAGAGCCACCAACGAACGCACCTGTACAGACTTGAGGTTGAAAATTTCCCCACCAAGAAGCAATTGTACCTGTAATATTCGGTAATCCTGGAGCAACATAATTACCAACATTATCTCTTAAACCAGTGAATCCAAACTTTGTTCTTGGAAGTTTAAATCTATGATTAGCAGTATCTAAAAGATAATACCAAGCGACACCAGTTTGATTATATACATCTATGATGTTTTGTTCATAAACATCTCCACCAACAGTTCCAACTATTTTATGACCATCATTTGCTAACCAATAACTTATTGTAATACCATTAATAGTATCAGATAAAATAGGAGCATCATTAATATCATTAATCAAATGATTATAAACAGCAGTATAAACATCACCAGATTGCCAAGAAAATGTATCAGCACGAAGCCATTGAATATCATTAACAATATGGTCAAACCACATTGAAGTTAATATTGGTAAATCAATATAATCAGGAGTAACATAAAATTGTCCTTCTGTGGGTGTTAATGTATCATATTTGTTATCACTCATTTGATTGAAAATTAATTTATTAACATCTGTTGATGAACTCATATATAAACCTCTAACTCTTAAACTTTGTTACAAGTATTTAATAAATACTTGTAATAAACCTTTGGAGAAATAATGTCAACAGAAACTAATGTTAATTCTTTAATCATTAATAAAATGAGTGAAACTAAGTATTCACAAATAACTCCTGTAGAAGGTGAAATGTATGTTACTCCTGATACTCATATAGCTACAAAAGAATGGACAGAAAGTCGCATAATCGACATTATGAATAATTTATACCCAGTTGGAAGCACTTATATAACAACTGCTTCAACTTGTCCTTTAGCAACATTAATTTCAGGAAGTACATGGACAAAAGTTTCTGAAGGACGAGTTCTTTGGGGAAGTGATTCAAATCATTCAGCAGGAAGTACGATTGAACCAGGGTTGCCTAATATAACAGGTAAATGGTGGACGCAATGGAATAATCAAGTTAAAGGTTTTCATGGTTTGACAGCTGAAGGAGCTTTTTATGATTCATATAGCGAAACAAGTAGTAGACCTGGAAGAATAACAGCAGAAGATTCCTCTAACTCTGGTACTAAAGGTTATCCTTGGTTTGATGCTTCTCGTTCTAACCCAATCTATGGTAAATCTACTACAGTTCAACCACCTGCTTATGTTGTAAATATTTTCCAAAGAACTGCTTAAATAGTATATAAAGGTTTAAGAGTAATATCACTAACGATTTTATTTGAATTTCTAGTAGCTGTTCCTATATGAAAACCATTATATGGGTAGAACATATTAGCCGTAGCATTACAAGCATACATTTTATTATCTGCTAAATTATGCCATATTGTCCAATTAGTTGTAGGTCTTTCATAACTACTTGTATAATATAAATATGTTTGTTGAAGACTTCCTGATGAAGAACAGGATGTTTGTATTGTATCTGTACCACTTCTTTCAACAATTGATACTGATGTTATTTCTACTTCAGTATTTTTATATGAACCATCTTCATTAAATCCATTAGGAATTAACCCTTTAGCTCCAGGTAATAAAAATACACAAGAACCTATAAATCCAAACCCATTAAATATATTTCTAAATGAATATTTAGAATTAGCATCTGATTCACAAACGCATACAGGTAATGAAAAATTTACTGATACCCAAGTAGTGTTTCCTAATCTAGCTTCAAAGGTGTTGGTTACAGTAGAATAAAATACTGCCCAAACAACACTATCTGCTAACGATGGTCTGGTTGCTCCAGCATAAGCAATAGTATAGGGCCAGCCTGATAGAGTTTTATCATTGCCTTGCCAAAAAAATATATCACTTGTACTTGCTGCTAAATCAGTATTAACAATATCATTTGGTACAGTTACAGCTTCAAAAATTTTTTCTGAGCCATCTAATCCTCTGGGAACATAAACAACAGAACCAGCTTTTAAAGTTAATGTTCCATCATTAATTTCAGCTTTAATATTTCTATTTAATTTTGTTAAGCAATTAGTACAATGACTATTTTGATAATTATTCATAATGTCGATTATGCGACAAAAAAAGGTTGCTTAATTAAGCAACCTTTTCATCAATTAATCCAAGAAGTTTTTCAGTTGGTAAATCCAACAAATAATCTTCTGATGATTTATATTTCCCATCATACATATTGAAGATAAATCCCATATTGATTTCAGAATGGTCTTTTAAAAACATTGCCAAATCTTTACGAGAATTAAATCTTGGTAATATTGCTTTTACAGAATTCCAAGCAATATCGTATTCTAAAGCTAATATACAAATATCATTTTCCATTTCCTCAAATATTTTAGAATATTCTGGGAAATAAACAAGGACTTCATCTTGTTCATTAGCTTTTAATATCTCCAATATTCTTTTACGAGTAATTACACCATTACCTTTAACATGATGAGCATCAACATAAGCTAATGATTTTACTTTAACTCGATTGAAATATTTGTCAACAACAACATATCCTTCTTCAGAATATGGTAATGCTTTAGCTGATTCAATACATTCCTCAAGAGTTTTAAAACCATATCTTTTTGGTAATAGAAAAGAGTCTTTTAAGGAAGAGTCATAAATCAACTCTTCTTGTAAAGATTGATTATCTCTTATACCAATTAATGCTAATTCAAGTTTATCATATGGTACTACTACTTTATTATATGGAGAAGTCATTTCAAACATATAAGTTTTACCTTTCTCCAATAATTGTAAACGGTTTCCTAATGCTTTTACAAACATTTCACCATAATTAGCATATGGGCATAATACATCATCTTGTAATGGAGCTTTGAAAGCATCAATACAACCGTTAGTAGAGATTAATACATCATCACCAATATAAGAAACTTTCATTAATGAACCATCTCTTTTTTCAGTAATGATAGCAGATTCCCAATCAATATTTGGAACATAAGATTCTCCATAATTTCCAAATTTGAAAAATGGTACTGATACTACCTCTAAAGAATCTTCATCAAATATTAATCCACGGCATTCTCTAACTATTTCTTCGTGAAAGTCAGAATCGAGTTGATTGTATTTGAGCATTACTAAACGATGACCAAAACAATTGTCTCTATAAACCTTAATGAAATAAGGTTCTTCTGATAACAATTCCTCCCAATCGTTTCTATGTGCTTGTATAAACTCTAATACTTTCAACATTATTTTAATCCTTTATAAACCTGCCCAAACAAAACCTTTATGTATTAACCATAAAATAAAAATATCTCCAGCAGCTATTATAAGATAATATGCTATAATACAAATACCAACAATTATAAAAGTTGAATATTCAACAAATTTTGTTAAAAATTCAGTTAAATACCATTCTATATCATATAAGAATCTTTTCATATTTCCTCCATTGTTGATATAGGTAATATAACATAAAAATTTTAAATGTCAAGTAGTTTATTGTAAAATTATTGCTGTTGGCTATTAATTATTCAGGAATACAATATAAAACACCTGTTTCTTGAGTACTAGGTAAAGTTGTAACCTTTTGAATCTTATTATTTAAAGATGTTACAGTAGCATAATCAGAAGCAGTTTCTCCAGCCATTGAACCTAATGATGCTACTTTATTACTTACTACAGAAGTTCCATTAACTTTAACGTCATCAACTTTACCAAATGAATTTTTATCATATGTTGTTTGAGCTCCACTACCATCTGTACCATAAACTCTATTTGCTGTTGAAACTTTGTCAACTTTTTTACCTTCAGCAGTTGTTGCCCTTGAAACTTCATTTGCTAAGTTAGTTGTTAAAGTTCCTTCAGCAGTTGTTGCTCTTGTAATTTCATTTGATAAATTTGTTGTATTTGTATCTGTATGAGAATCAACTTCATTGATAGCACTTACAAGATTTGTCTTTGAATCAGTAGTAAGATTACTTAATGTACCTTCAACTCCAGTTGCTCTAGTTTTTTCATCGGCAATTAACTCTTGTAAGTCAGTAATAGCTTGACCAATTTCTTGAGTAATTGTTTGATGTAAATCATCTAAGTCTTCTTGTATAGCATCAATATTATCTTGTAATGTTTGAAGATTAGCAACAAGGTTATTAATTCGTGTTTGAGGTATTAAGAAATTAGTTGGCATTTATTATCCTTAACTTTCTGGAATACAATATAATGTTGAAGCATCTGGAGATGAAGGTAATGCTGAAACTTTTTCAATCTTAATGTAATTGTTTAAATTAGCTACCTTATTAGTAACAATACTTGTTCCATTAACCTTTACATCATCAACTTTACCAAATGAATTTTTGTCATAAGTTGTTTGAGCTCCATTACCATCCGTACCATAAACTCTATTAGCAGTATTAACTCTCATAACAACATTGTTTTGAATGTTTGTTTGAAGAGTTTCTAAAGTAGTTACTAAATCTTTGATACGATTTTGTGGTATTAATGTACTTGTAGGCATTATTTTCTCCAAGATATTCTATGAAGATATTTATCTTCAAATATTGTGTTTGAAGAATCAATAAATATTAACATCAAAGGGAATATCTAATGTCATTGTATTTTAATGGTTCAAAAATTAAAGATAGAAGTTCATATGGTTTGAGATTCGATAACTCAAACATTATTAAAGCATATTTTAATGGTTCTCTTGTTTATGAATATTCTCCTTATGATGATGATACACAAATATATTATGCTTCACCAGCTAGTTATTCTGCAACATTGAAAAAAGGTGTTTATCAAATAGCACTTGGTTCAGGTCAATGTGGTTCTTGGCAATCTGGTGTTACACCAAGACCTCCAACAGCATGGTACACAAGTAGAGGTGGTGGTTCATTTGTTGAATTAATCTTTTATAATCCAGTTGACCAAGCTATTGAAGTAAGTGCTCCTAATGCAGCTTCTGCTTATTTTAATTTAGGTGGAACAAGAATGATAACCTGTAATGCACAAACTGGTAATAGTGCTTCTGGTGGAACTTATTCTATTAATACATCTGGTTTAGACATTTTACAAACTATTAAAGCAAGTAATGGTGCTAGTGGGGGTACTGGTGCTTGGTCTGCTCCAGCTGTTGGTTCTGTATCTAATTATGGAAGTTGGGGTTCAAGTTCTAATACAAATGGTGGTTGTAGATTAGTTTTCAAACGTTTGAGTAGATAATAATTAAAAATATATTTTTAAGCAGTGCGTTTAAAAATGTTTACAACATACGCAGGTGGTTGAACTGTAGTTGAGTTTCCGTAAATAGAATTAGAAGAAGAAAGATTTATCCAGTGAGTACAGTAATGTCCTCCAGAACCACCATTTGTTCCACAATTATTGTTTACACTACCTGTACCTATACCATTTACAGTACCTTCATTAACAGAACCATATCCATAAGTACCAAAACTACCTGTAATAACATTAGGTAACCCTGGTTCAATAGTTGTTCCTGCATTATGACTTGAATCGCTTCCTTGTAATACTCTTCCTTCTGAAACTTTTGTCCAAGTACTACCTGAAATTAGTGTTGATAATGGACAAGTTGAAGCTGTTGTAATATAAGTACTTCCTACTGGGTATAAAGTACCAAGAATATCGGTTATACAATTTCTTACATAAGATGTTGTCGCTATTTTGGTGGAGTTATCGGAAGTGGCTGGTGTAGGAGCTGAAGTAAATATGTTTTTATTTGCATCATATCCAATTGATAATTGTTGACCATTTGTTGCACCAGATGTCGGTTCAAATACTTGCAAATTTAAAGATGACCTTCCGTTTGGGTCATACTGATGGTAGATTTGAGCCATTTTATTAGCTTGAGCAGGTCCATTTTTATCAAGAACAGTTCCAAACCACCCATATAATGTACTTGTTGGAGCTGTACCTTTACTTATACCTGAATATTGCATGTTAAGATTAGGTTGAGTCATCTTTATTGTTGGTGTATCTGTAAACGTCTTAACTCCAGCAATTGTTTCATTACCAGTCGTATGAACACATCCATTAAATGTTGTTGATAGGTCTTTGATACGATTTTGTGGAATAAGACTTAAATCTGCCATAAAATGCTCCTAAATTGTATACTTCATTGATATTTATTAAATATCAATGAACCATTTAATTCAATGGTTAAGAAATATTTGGAGAATATTAAATGGCAACAGATTTATCACTTATCCCACAAAACAGAATAGTAGAATTAGTTAGTAAACTATCTTCAATTGATAGTAGTATTTCAACTATTAATACAAATATTACAACTAATAATAACAACGCTGTTCATAAAAGTGGTAATGAAACAATTGCTGGAACTAAAACATTTACAAATACTCCAATATTTACAGCCGATACATATGTTCAAAAATCTGGAAATTTTGGTGCTTTACATATTAAAAATACTAACTATGATTATTTAACAAATCCATCTGCTGTACAGTATCAACATATTGTATGGAAAGATAAAAATAATAAAGATATGAGTTATGTTCAACAACATATTAATACAGATGGTACAGTTTCTTTTTATAATGTTGCTTCAAATTATAAAACTGATGGAACTAGAGTTAATTGTGCATTAGGTACTCATGTAAATAGAGCAGGTTCTATATGGACTTCAGCTCCAACCCCAGCTACCTCCGATAATTCTACCAAAATAGCCACTACAGCTTATGTACGAAATCAAAATTATGTTCCTCAATCAAGTTTAACTGAAGCTAAAGTTGTTATCACAACATATATTAATGGTACGTCTTGGTACAGAGTTTGGTCTGATGGTTGGATTGAACAAGGTGGTATTTGTGAATCTCATCAATATAATACAACATTACAACAAGTTAATTTTTTAAAAGCATATAAAAATACAAATTATATGGCTATAACTTGTGCTGGTCCAACTACTAATCAAATATGGCAAATTGCTACTCGTATTGCAATTAAAACAACAACAGGACTAGATATTCGTGGTGGTCATAATAGTGATAATGCTTATACTGGTCAATGTGCTTGGTATTGTGCTGGTTATTAGGAGTATCTAATGAAAGTTTTTAAAGGAACACAAGATAATACTAATGTTATAACAGCTATTCCAAGTCCATTTACATTAGAATTTAAAGAAGGTAGCTGGACACAACAAGTTTTAACTGAAAATGGAACAATGGGTGGAAAATATTTTGCTACAAGCACTTCTTCCACATATAATTCAGAATATCCTTATTTAGCATTTGATGGTAAAGATACTACTCAATTTACTTTAAACGGTAATACTGGAAATATTACCATTTATTTTCCAAGACCTTTAAAAATTACAAATGTTAATATTATGAATGGTAAAGATTCAGGTTATGTTAGACCTATTAGTTCAGGAGTAGTTTCTGGGTCTGATAATAATTCATCTTGGACTCAAATTACAACATTTACAAATAGTGTTACTTCTGTCAAAGGAACTTGGAATATAAATATGTCAAGTAATACTAAATTTTATAAGTATTATAAATTTGATTTAGTTGGTGATGGAAGTTATGCTCGTATAACTAAAATGACTATTACAGCCACATCAATGAATAATCTTACATTAAAATCTGGTTCAAAAGTTTATGTTCCAAATGGGTTTAATGGTAGTACACCTATATTTAATGAAATAACATTAACAGCAGATAAATCTCAAACTATTAATGACAAAAATGTAAGACCATTTTTTTATAGAAGTGCTCAAGATACGTTTCAAGCATTTGGTACTCATACATCAGGAACTGGTCCTTCAACTACATCTGGTAATGAAGTAGTATATAGAACAGATTTAAATAAAATTGAATTATATACTAATGGAGCTTTAGTTACACAAGGTTTATCTCTTCCAGTTTGTACAGCAATAGGCACACAATATATTAATGAAACTTTTAATGGAATTGGATATATTGGAAATTATTTTTTTGCTTTACCTCATGTTAAAGGAAATATACCAAATGGATTTAATAGCAATGGTACAAATAAAGTAACAAAATTTGATTACAGTACGGTATTAATGAGAGTTACTGATTCTGATTGGTATGGTAAATCATCACAATTACGATTTTGGGAAAATGAAATTGCATATGGAACTGTTCCATATGATAGAAGTACAAATTATAATAGAATATCTATGCCTGATGGAGGAGTTAGAGCATGTGTAAATAGTGGAAATGTAACTATTGATGCTAATGGTAAAGTAACAGCCATATCTCAACCATCTGTTAAATCAGCAACAATGGATTCATATAGAGTTCATGTTAATGGTAATGTTTATAGTGTAATGAATTTATAATTATTATTTTCCAATATTTCATAATATCATTTTTTGGTAAATATCATTATATGATGGAGATTTATCAATGACACAAGATACTAGAAAGAAAAAACTCATTGTCAATAAATTGACAACACAACAATATTTGGATGCGTTAGAAGATGATTTAATCAATGACGATGAATTATATATGACAACTGATTCTCCTTTAGTATATGATGTAAAGGTTAATGGAACATCTGTTATTTCAAACAATGTTGCCAATATTACTTTAGGAACAATGGCAACAGAATCTACTTCTGATTATTATACTAAAACACAAGCAGATTCAACATTTGCTGATATAGAAGTTGAAACAACTAAGGTTGACAAAGTGTCAACAGCAAATAAAGTCTATGGTACTGATTCAACAGGTGCTCAAACAACTTATGATAAAAATTCATTTGGACAAGTTGATGATGTTAAAGTTGGAACAACATCTGTTGTAAGTAATAAAGTAGCAACATTGGGAACAATGGCTGGAGAAAGTGCTTCTGATTACGCTTTGAAATCAACAGTTGATAATCACATTGCAGATACAAGTAATCCTCATAGTGTAACAGCTGCTCAAGTTGGTTTAGGTAATGTTAATAATACAAGTGATGCTAACAAACCAGTAAGTACAGCTCAACAAGCTGCTTTAGATACTAAAGTTGATAAAGTAAGTACTGCTTCAAAAGTTTATGGTACTGATTCAACTGGTGCTCAAACAACTTATGATTACAATGCTTTAGGTAAAGTTGATGATGTTAAAGTAGCTGGAACATCTGTTGTAACAAATAAAGTAGCTAACCTTGGAACAATGGCTTCTGAAACAGCTTCTAACTATTACAAGAAAACAGATTTAGCAAGCATTGCAACAAGTGGTTCTTGGAATGATTTAAGTAATACACCAACAACAATTTCTGCTTATGGAATTAATGATGCTTATACTAAGACAGAAATTGATGGTAAACTTTCTGGTGCTATGCACTTTAAAGGAACGGTTGCAACTGTTGCTGCTTTACCTTCATCTGGACAACAAGTCGGTGATATGTATAATGTAACAGCAAGTGGTGCTAACTATGCTTGGGATGGAACTCAATGGGATAAGTTATCTGAAAATGTTGATTTAAGTGGTATTTACACAAAGACAGAAGTTGATACTTTATTAGATGGTAAAGAAGATACAATTTCAGATTTAGCAACAATTCGTTCTGGTGCTGCTTTAGGTGCAACTGCTTTACAACCAAATACAGCAATTACAGCAGCAACTCATACAAAAATAACTTATGATGCAAATGGTTTAGTAACAAGTGGTACTGATTTATCTGCTTCTGATATTCCTTCATTAACTTTGAGTAAAATTACTGACGTTACTGCAACAGCTGCTGAAGTTAATGTATTAGATGGTATTACAGCAACAACAGCAGAATTGAATATTTTAGATGGTGTTACTGCTGATGCTTCTGAAATCAATATCTTAGACGGTGCAACATTAACAACTACAGAATTAAACTATGTTGATGGTGTTACAAGTAATATTCAAACACAATTAAATAGTAAACAGTCAACATTAGTAAGTGGAACTAACATTAAAACCATTAACTCAACATCATTGTTAGGAAGTGGTGATGTATCTGTTCAACCTACACTTGTTTCAGGAACAAATATCAAAACTATCGGCGGTAATAGTTTGCTTGGTAGTGGAAATATTGATTTTCCAACGGTAGATTCTGCACTTAGTACTTCAAGTACAAATGCTGTTCAGAATAAGGTTGTAACTAATGCGTTAGATGGTAAACTTGACGGATTCATTTTACGTTTCTATGGTAAATGGACTGGTGGTGTTCATGCTGTAAATTTTGTGACAATTGACTATTCTGAATGTAACAGTGAAAACGGTGTATTTATTAAATTTAGTATGGTAAACTCACACGGCAATGGTCAGGCTGGTAAATTTTTACAAGACGTTGTTTTGAATGTAAAATATACTGGTGAAGTTGCAGGAACGTTATATAGATATTTTGCCGTTCCTATTGACCAAGCAAGTAGTGAATATTATGGCTCTCACTATTATGGTGATGTATTTTGGGTAAATGATACAACAAATAAAATTGTTAACTTTTATGTATTGATGCATCAATTTTCTTATACGTCTCAATCACCATATTTTAGATTAAATGCTAGTACAAAAGGTGTTATAACACAAGCATCAGCTGGAGGTGCATCTGAATATAGTTCTGGTACAAGAGTTTGGGCAACTATAAATTGGTTTGAAACAGACCAAACATATAGTGCTACATCCGCAAAACCACAATCTGGTGTTGCTGTTGCGATTGCTATTAACGGAAAGCAAGATACTTTAGTTAGTGGAACTAATATTAAAACAGTTGGAGGAAACAGCTTATTAGGAAGTGGAAATATTGATTTTCCTACCGTAGATTCTTCTCTTAGCACGTCAAGTACAAACGCTGTTCAGAATAAAGTTATAACATCAGCATTAAATGGTAAACAAGAAACATTAGTTTCTGGAACAAATATCAAGACAATCAATAATAATTCTATTCTTGGAAGTGGAAATATTGATATTGACTCTTTACCAAGTCAATCGGGTAAATCAGGAAAATATTTAAAAACTGATGGTACTGATGCTAGTTGGGAAACTGTTTATGCTATGGTTATAACAGATTATACAGTTTGAGGTGAAAAATGGCAAAATTATATTTAGGAAATAGAGAAATAACACCTTCAATTTATACAATTGGAAGTGGAAGTGGAAGTGGAAGTGGTGAAAAATATGGTGCCAATATTAATACATTTTTAGGTAATATTGATTCAAATGGAATATTACAGAATCCAACCGAACAAAGTGATTTAGTTTTTACTGGTGTAAAAGGTATTTCGGATGCAGACCTTTTTTATGAAAGATTTTCATCATTAAATATAAAAAGTGTTACATTTCCTGATTTAAAAAATTTAAAACAGACATTTAAATATATGTTTATTAAATGTACAAATTTAACATCTGTATCTTTTCCATCTTTAGAAGATATAACAGATAATGGAGGTTTACAAAATACTTTTAGTGATTGTACAAATTTAACATCTGTATCTTTTCCTAATTTAACAACCATAAACAGTGCTGGTACTGGAACAGGATATGGATTAAATTATGCTTTTAATGGTTGTACAAGTTTAGAAACAATAAGATTTCCTTCTTTAGAAACTTTAGAAGGAAGACAAGGATTAAATTATGCTTTTAATGGTTGTACAAGTTTAGAAACTGTATATTTTCCTAATTTAAATAGTTTAACTAAGAATGTTTTAGGGTCAGGATTATGTAATACCTTTAATGGTTGTGTTGCGTTAACAGATGTATATTTTAATTCTTTAAACACAACATCATTTAATAATGAAGTGAATTATTATTGGCAATTTAATAATATGTTATCAAATACTGGAACATCTGTTACTCATACATTGCATTTTCCATCAAATCTTGAAAGTACAATCTCAAATGTAGTAGGTTATCCACTGTTTGGGGGTACAAGTGGTTATGTTGTTTTAGCTTATGATTTACCAGCAACTTTTTAGGAGACGGAAATGTTTATAAGTAAGTGTTATAAATATAAACAAGATAGTATTATTTATGTTGGAGGAATAGTTCCTAAAAAATCAACTATTTTGGAAACAATGGATATTCTTAATGCTGAAAAAGGATATAAATTAAAACGTATCGGTGATGAAAAAATATTAGGAAATTCTATTTGGTTACGAAATGGAGATGTTCAAGAAAATTATATTGAAGTAGAGGAGTCAATAGATGACAACAACAACTAATGTAGAACAAGTTAAATTAAATGTGATGACACAAGCACAATATGATTCTGCTACAAAAAGTTCTACTGAATTATATATGGTAACTGATGCAAAAATTTCTACTTCTGATATAATGGGATTAGCAACAGTAGCAACATCTGGTTCATATAATGATTTGTCAAATAAACCAACAATACCTACTGTAAATGATGCAACATTAACAATACAAAAAAATGGAACTACGGTTAATACTTTTACTGCTAATGCTTCAAGTAATGTAACAGCTAATATAACTGTTCCAACTCAATCTAGTGATATTGGAGCTCAAGAAGAATTAGTTTCTGGAACAAATATTAAGACAGTTAATGGAACAAGTATTTTAGGAAGTGGTGATTTAACAACTGGTCAAAAACACATAGGTGGAACACAACCTTTATCTGGAGCTGCTTTGTTGGCTAATCAACTTGTTTATATCAATACTAATAAGGTTTATCCATCAACAAATGAAACATTGAGTATTGAACCTTCTTTTGGATTACAATTATGTTCGTCAGCAATATCAAATAATACTGAAGTTACTTCAGATAAATTACTTCAAAAAGCATCTGTAATAGATTTGACAAATATTCCACACGATACTTTAGAAAAAGGAGACCCTTGTTATTTTCGTTGTGTATTAAATAATTCTATGATACAGTCTGACAATTATGTAGCAACATCAATGTTAGCTGGATATACTTGGTATTATATTGGTATAGCTCAATCTTCTACTGCTATTAATTTTGACACAACACAATCATTCTTTATCACATTAAACTCAACTGGTAAAATTACTCATATCAATGGTAAAGAAGTTGGTGGAAGTGGTTCTGGTGGTTCATCTTCTAAACGTGTTGTTGAATCATTTACAGCAACAGCTAATCAAACAACATTTACAGTAACTAATCAAATAGTCTCTAAAGATTATGTTTCAGTAAACGTTGATAACGTTGAATTGACTGATGCAGCTTATTCATTATCAAATGATGGTATGTCAGTAATATTAGGAACTGGAGTTGCTGCCGGAGCATTAGTTGACATCAAATATTTTACTGATATTACTTTGGCTGATAGTGGTGCTACTTTTACTCCAACAGTTTCTAAGAGTGGTTATACAACAACAATGTCTTGGAGTAATGATAGAAGTTTACCAAATCCTTCAACTGTAACAATTACAGATGGTGTTATTTATACTCCTTCTCAAAGTAAATCTGGTTCAGCAGCAGTTATTTCTTGGACAAATAACCAAGGAAAAACAAATCCAGCAAACGTTACATTATATGATGGTGTAACATTTACTCCTAGTGTTTCTGTAAATCAAACAGCTCAAACAGCAACACTTTCTTGGACTAATGATGGTGGTAAAACAAATCCAAATCCTGTTACAATTTATCTTGGTAATGATAATACAACACAACGATATGTTGAAAAATTTACAGCAACAGCTAATCAAAAGGTCTTTAAAGCATCAAGGGATATTATATCTAAAAACGTTCTTTCTGTAAACGTTGATAACTCAGAGTTATTAAATGATGGTTTTACATTAGGTACAGATAAGAAAACAGTTACATTAAATGATGGTTGTGCAGCTGGAGCTATTGTTGAGTTAAAATATTTCCATAACTTAATTATGGCTCAAGATGGTAATACTTATACTCCTCATGTTTCTAAGAGTAATTATACAACAACTCTTTCTTGGACAAATGATGGTGGATTGACAAATCCAGCAAATGTTAATATTCTTGATGGTGTTATATATACTCCTGCTGTAACAGCAACAACTGGTGGTTATAATTTATCTTGGACAAATAATCAAGGAAAGACAAATCCTTCAACCGTCTTTATAAATAACATATATGCTGTTGGTGCTTGGGCTTCTGCTTCAACTTATAAGACTGGCAATATGGTTACTTATGAAGACACTAATTATCAATATGGTTATATTGCTAAGCAAAATGTTCCAGCTGGAACAGCTTTAACAAATACAACATATTGGACAAGAGCATATGCTATTTCTAAAACATACATAGCAGCAACTATTGTTGATTGGGGCGAATAATGGCATTATATGTGGGTAGTACAAAATTAAGTGATAGATTTTATTTGGACATTAGAAGCAATGCTTTACCAGAAAGTGAGTTTATTGCTTATCTTGGAAATACTTTGACAACATTCAATGCTCCAAATTCAATTGTATGTTTACGAGAAAGTTGCTTTGAAGGAAGAACTGCTTTACAAAATGTTAAAATAAGTGCTTCTATAAAGGAACTAAAAGATAATTGTTTTAAGGGTTGTACTGGTCTTAAAAAGGTATGGTTGCCTTGTTCTTGTATTAAAGTTTCTTCAACAGCTTTTAATGGGGTTCCTTCAACTTGTAAGATTTATACAGACTCATTAATTGATGCTCCTTATTGGGTAAGTGGATGGAAAGGTTCTGCTACAGTTGTATATGGTTCAACAGAAAATGCTTATAATAATGCTTAAAAGGAAGTTGTAATGGCTTTGTATTTAAATGGTCAGTCAGTAAAAATAGCAATGGTTAAATATAACCATAATGATTATGAGAAAGTATTAGCAGGTGATGAAAATGTTGCAGTAACAGTTCCTTCATCAGCAACTCCTATTACAAATGCTTTAAAAGGGTGTAAAAAGACAACCGTTAATTATTCAGGAAGTGCTACAGGAAAACCTTGGGGAGCAACAACTACTTAACTAATCCAAGTTTTGTTCCAGACTTATTAATCGTTAAACATTGATGACGATTTCCTGAAGTCTTATATGAAACATGAACCCAACCAGAGTTTATATCATTTTTTAAGTTATCACAGTATTCAAGAATAAGTTGGTCAAAATCCATATGTTCTCTGATATAGCAAGCTAAATCATAATTGCTTACTCCCATTATTTCAATATCAGCAGCTTGACCATTACAATGTTGAGATGTTTTAGCTCCACCTACTGCAACATTTAATTCTGGACAACGATAACAAGAGTTTATAACAATAGGTTTTCCTATCTTATCTCTTAATGGTTGAAGAACCTTTTCACAAAGAGTTACCATATTCTTATAATGTTCTTCAGAAGGTTGATTTTTAATACCTTTTTTAGAAGCGGTAGCAGAATAAGTTAATTCGGCTAAAGTAAAGTTCTTTGTGATTTGATTTTCCATAACAAACTCCTTATTTTCCAATGTTTTTGAACTATTCGGAAATTCCGAATAGTTGGTAATTACAGTAGGTTCAATTTTAACTTGTGTAACCTCTTGTTTTCCAAATATTTTTTTCAATATGTCTAATAACCATTTCATACCAATATTTATAAATTAACTCTTGACAAACTAAAATTGTTATGATATATTGACAGCAACGATAAGAATGAAAGAGAGAGCAATATGTCATATAAATTTGATTTTGAATTAGAAAAAGCAAAGGAATTTCAATGGGATTCTAATACATCATTGTTTATTGATACAATTGAACAAGATACCATTGATAATAAAATACATTGGTATAATAGTGTTGACAATCTTCAAAAATATGAGATTGCTAATTACTATGCTTTATATACATATAAAGGAATTAAATATTCTTTAGTTCTTTCAAATGATGAATTTGAAGGATGGTTTTTAAGAATATCCGAATATGATGGTAAGGAAAAGGTTGTTCTAAAAGAATTTGATGAATGGTATTATGGTAAAGAATTAAAGGACCTAAAAACATGTGTTGAGAGAAAGTTAGGAATTGCTAAATCCAAAACTGTTTCAGTATATGATTATACTGGAGCTCCTTGGAATGTTCCTAATAAATCTGAAACTAAATGGTCAGCAACAAGACATTTAACTGCTCGTGGAATAAAGGCTGAGAAGAAATTAGAAAATGTTTCATTTGAATATGAAATGGAAGTGTTAGGAGAATAAGACAATGGAAGTAAAATTACTAGAGGATAAAAGTAATCGTAAAAAGATGAATGTAACTAATGCTGAAACTTGTCTTAACTGGCTTAAATATTATACTAGAAGCGGTGAAATTGTTTGGAATGATTATTCTAAGTATGAAAAGGGTTATGAACTTTATACTTGGAGACATGATGAAGCAAAATGGTCAGTATTTCTTTATACATATTACAATGAAAAAGAAGACCCTGAAAAAGAAGTCATTAAACTTTTAATAAATGTTGAAGACCAATATTTCGTATTTGGTAAAGAGTATGAGCAAGATTTATACTTCTTATATAACAGTATGACAACCATTCAAGATGTTGACAATGGGTATATTGATACTACTTATGAAGAAGTTGATGATGGAAAACCATTTGAATTTACGGTAAACGTCAATTATGATTTTGAAACTCTTGGAGCATAAATACTTTATATTAAGTATTTTACGAGAGTTAAAAAATGACAGATTTATCAAATGTTCCAATAGACACTAATTTTATGCTTTCTATATGGAATGATGTTAAGGAATTTGGGCCAAGTTTTTGGGCATTTATCATATTGTTTACTTTTGTTTCTTATAAAGAACATTTGGTAAATTGGTGTAATGCTTTATTAGACCTTTTTATTCGTAATAAACATACATTGAAATTTAATGCTAAACAATTGATTAAACATCAAATATTTAGAGACTTAAATTATTGGTTAAAAACTGGTATTAAAGCTATTCAGATTAAATCTGCTATTCATAAAGAGGATGAAGAAGATTATATCAAGAATAAGGAGAAGATGGCTAAGGAAGTTATTCGTATTAATTTTGAAACTACCCTAGAATCTTTGACTAAATTTTTGGAAGAGAATGATTTAGATAATATGGATGAAGAGGTTGCTTGTGCTTATTTAATGGATTGTTTGACCAAAAATGATATAACTGTTCGTCAAAGATATATTGAAAGAGGTATTTCTGATAGATTTATCCATAAGTTTTCTGTTATTAATAATATGGGTGAGCAAATTATATTTGCCGCTGTCAAAAACATTTTCCATAAAGGTTCTGATTTAAATACTCCTACTAAGATGTACTTAGCATTTAATACACTTGATGGTTACTTGAATGTTATTTTTAACAATATGGCTGAAACCATTGATACAATTAATGGAGATTTAAAAAGTGAAACATTTGATGGAGAACCAATGTGTCGTTCATTTAAAGTTAAAATGAAACCTCCTCATCCAACATATACAATGATAGTTGAAGAAAAATTGGAAGAATTAATGACTTTAATGTATGGCTCAAGAATTAATGTTATTAAATATTATGACCATGATGGTTCTAAATATCACTCAAGCATTTATGAAGTTGTTCGTAAAGGTGTTACAAGTGAAATAATGAGTCTTCAAGATATTTGTGATGATGATGAAAAAAATGTCTTGCATGTAATGGAAAAGAGTGGTATAATAGCTGCAAAGATAAACAAATTTGATGGTAAGACTTTGGAGAGATTTATTACTAGAGGTCTTAAAGGAATAATTATTGCTCCTATATATAATGATAATATTATTGATGGAGCATTAGTAATAGATTATCTTTCTGAACAATCATTTGATAAAGCAATGTCTTTTAATGATTTGGATGAAAAGGTTAAAGAATATACTGATTTCTTATCTCCTTATATTGTCTATCATAAAGAAGAAAAGTAGGTGAACAATGGCATTTATTGATAATCCTGTTATAAAACCAGTGCTAAATAAATTCAATGAAGAATTGGTTGAATATGAACCACTAGGTATTCAAAAAAATTCTTTAGCATTAATGGTTAATGGGTCTATTGTAACAACTATAATAGATAAAATATGTATTAAGCCAACACATCAATTAAATTGGATAGAAAATAGAGAACCAAATGAAGTAAGAGAATATGGATTGTGTTTTATGAGAACAATTGGTCATAAACAAGGACTTTGGTCATCAATGAAAACAATAGTATATATTGATAGTCTTGGTAAAATATGTGTTAAGTGGTTTAATAATGATGATTGTGTAGGAACTATTCCTTATTTTACACAACGAAGAAAGTATTGGGTATTAATTCGTACTGAAGGTACAAATGTTAAGGTTAGTTATTCTTTAGATAATAAAGAATTCGTAGAGATAGCTAATATTAATTCTCAATGGGAAGATGATTACTATGTATCATTTGCTGGTGAAACAATAAAAGGTGCTCAATGGTTTATTGATGAATGCTTTATAAGAGTTAATTCACAAGTTGTCTGGAAAGGTGGAAGAAATATTATCAGATTGAATCCTGGTCTTATTTTAAATGATTTTAAAAATAATTCCTATCATTCAGATGTTTATATAACTATTCCTGTGATGTATAATGAAGAAACAAAATTAACACAACTTGGTTCTTATATACATATTAACAAGAGTTATGATAGGGTATATTTTTCTGACTATGATGGTAAAAAGGATTTAGCATCTATTGAAAAAATTAAAGAAAGCAGACATACTGGTATATTGTGTGCTTCTGATGATGATAGATTAATGGTATATGTTGACGGAGAACCTTATGAAGAAGTATTTAAACCAGTTGCCAAAATAGTTTCTATTGAAGAAGATGGTACTCCAAATATACAAGTATTTCAAGGAGAATAGATGGTTAAAATTCTTGGAAATGTTCTCAAAGTAAATTCAATAGATGTATTTCCAACAACAGTTGGTCATGATGATAGTTATTTAAGAGTTAATAATTCTGAATCATCTTATGAATTAGTTGATACTGAAACTGTTAGACAAGAAGCTCCAACTAATGATGATTATTGGTCATCAAGATATGGTTCTGAATCATTAATAAATGTTGGTATAAATGAAAGATGTGATGAATCATTACGTTATTCATTGAATTGTATTCCTGCTCCTTCAATGATTTTTTCATCAATGTGGACAAGTAATGCTAATCAAACTTATCCTTTTGAAATAGGTTCAGAAGGAGTTTATTCAAAAGGTATCTATGTGTTTGAATTTAGTGTTCTTCCAAATACTTCTCAAACCATTCAAATACACATTGAAGATAATAATGGCGACAGATATTTAATTCAAGAATTTTCAACTAGTGGGGAAGAATATTTTAAAACTAGAAGCACTTATATTGGTGTTGATTTTAAGAAATGGTTTGTACAAGTAATTAATGGTGGAAATGTTGCATCTTTAGGTAATATTGGTATGTATAAATATAACCATACTCAAACAACCATTGAGTTTGAAGAAGATTGGAATATTGTTTTCGGTAATGGTATAAAGAAACATTTTGAAACACTTCCTTCAGTAGAAATTATAAGAGAAAGTCCTTATGAAGATTGGTATGACCTTATTTGTTCTGATTATTCATTTGGTGAACAGCATTATAATTGTTTTGTGAGAGAAGATGGAACAACTTATGTTTCAACCAATGATTTTGTAAGAAGTTCAGTTGAACCAAAGAATCCTACAGATGATATGAGATGGATTGATACAGCACAACTTCCTATTAGAAGTTATCGTTGGGATAATGGTTGGAAAAGATGTTCAGATGTATTATTATTCTCATTTTCAATGATAGACCAATTTGACATTTGTTACAATATTTGTCTTGAGCCAGATTATTATAATGGAACTCATATCTATCAGCATACTTATTGGTATTATGAATCTCCATTAGTTAAACAAGGAGAGTCAGTAATTCTTTCTCATAACCTTAATATTCAAGAATGTGAACGATTTAAAGGAATCGTTGAAGAAGACCCTTCAATAAAGGTTTGGTTAGGAAAGAATAAATTAGGATTTATTGCTCCTCAAAATGGTGCTTATACTGTTAGAATAGAGGTGTTATCATGATGAAGATTAAACCTGAAGTAGAATATAAATTTCAAGAAGGGTTACCAGAATATAATGAGGTAAAGGTTGCTTTTCTTAAATCAGATGAATTAAACACTTATAGAACATTGTCATTAGAGGAAGTTAAACAAGAACTTGGTACTGACACATTATTACCATTGGACACAAGTGAGTTAAGGAGACTAAATGGTTAGATTGAAGAATACTACCTCTTGGAAATCAGTTGATGATATTCTTGAACCAAAAGAAAAAGGTGATTATGTTGGTATGTCTAATAATAGACCAGTAATCGTTAATAGAGATGAATTCTTGACAAGAATTTCTAGTATTAAATGTCAAGATAATTGTCTTAATTCTTGTTCAAGCCCATTTATAATACCTTTTGGATTAATAGGAGAATCTGAAACAATAACTATTGACCCAATGAAAGTAGGTAATATTGAGTTAAAAGAGACCATAACTAAGTCATTAAGAGGATTATTTCAAGAAGGTAATAATAATGGTTGTAAAGATGAAACATATTCTAAATGGAATCAACCAATAATGGATTATTATGAAACTAATCTTGGTGAATGTTCTCAAACTTCTGGAATAATGATTAATGAAGCATGGAAAGCAATGAATGGTGTATTTAATGCTAAAGAAGATGGTTGGAAATCAGAAGGTTTAACAACAACTTGGCAATTCAAGTCAGTAATCCCATTTATCATTGAATCAATCATCTTTACTAATACTGATGATGAATATAAATCAAAATTGATAACAATACAAACAGATAGTGATACATTAAGAGCAGACTATTATATGAATGTCGATAACCTTGGTAAATCATATCTTTTAATAGAGCCTTCTAAACGTAAAGAATCTGATACTTTGAATATTGTTTCAAGTAACTATAATAATAAAGGTGGCTTCAATGAAGTTGAAATTAATGCTTTGACAAAATATGTTCAACAAGATTCTTCTTATAATGTATTCTTAATAAGTGATGGACAAAAAGTTGATGTATTATTATCATATGATGAAAAGCCAATTCTTCCAGAAGGTTTCACTGAATATGAATTTGTAAAAACTGTTTATACAGCACAAGATGCTATTGCTTTAGAAGCAACATATGGTGATAGACTTAAATTTAATACTGAAGAAATGC